AAAGATGTGGCAACAATAATTCAGAGATTCACCATCATCACACTGGGAAAGTAAAGATGTCAAAAGAAAACTCTACAGAGCAATCGCAAACGTCAACATTCTTGAAGGCATTAGGTTCTATGTCTCCTTCGCTTGCTCGTTTGCGTTTGGAGAACTCAAGCTTATGGAAGGATCCGCTAAAATTATCTCTCTCATCGCACGAGACGAAAATCAGCATCTTGCAATTACTCAAAACATCCTGAATAAGTGGAAAGCAGGAGATGATCCTGAGATGAAGCAGATTATGAAGGAAGAGGAAGAGTGGACTTATAAGATGTTTGATCGTGCTGTAAATGAAGAGAAGAAGTGGGCAGACTATCTGTTTAAGGATGGTTCTATGATTGGTCTAAATGACAAACTGTTACAACAGTATGTTGAATGGATTGCAAACCGTAGAATGAAAGCAATCGGTCTTAAACCTGTTTATGATATTGCAGCAAAGAACAATCCACTTCCTTGGACACAACACTGGATCTCCTCTAAGGGACTCCAGGTTGCTCCTCAGGAAACAGAAGTGGAGTCTTATGTAGTCGGAGGTATTAAACAAGATGTCAAAGGAAACACATTCTCAGGATTCCAACTCTGATAATTTAAGAAAAGTTTGGGAGGAAATGGATGAAATAGATCCATTGACTCCTAACATAACACAAGAATGCTTAGATGCTTATAGAAGAGCAGCAGAGTATGATGATTACATGTTTGGAAACCTTGACTATTTGGAGTCGTGGATAGGAATTTTTACTGAAAAGAGTATAGATAAGGAGGTTGAGTAACCTCCTTTTTATGCCCAGTAATCAAGTAAAAAAAGACGAACTGAAAGTTCGTGTACTAAAGTTAAAGCATCAAGTCGATCAAGAACCACCAAGTGTGTGGCAAGGAGAGAAAGATCTTGCCCATAAATACCTGAACAGGGTTCTTGATATTCTTGATGAGTACAGATATTGACTATGAAAATCCGTGGTATTTTAAGGGATCACCTTTTCTATCTGAGGATATTGACGATAACTTCGGTTTTGTCTATCTCATTACAAATCTGGAAAACGGTCGTAGATACATCGGTAGGAAATACTTTTGGTCATTCAGAACTCCAAAAGGTAAGAAAAGAAAAGTAAAACAGGAATCGGACTGGAAAAAGTATTATGGGTCTTGTCCAGAACTTAAAGAAGATATTGAAAAAACTGGCAACAGAATATTTTTCAAAAGAGAAATTCTTTCCCTCCACAAAACAAAGGGAAGAACTAACTTCGAAGAGACAAGACAACTCTTCATCAACGGAGTCCTCACCGAATCCCTTGACACAGGAGGACCAGCGTACTACAATAGTAACATCCTCAGCAGATACTTCAGAAAAGATTATTATGGAAAGGACGACTGAAACTGTACCTATGATTCGTGATTGGTCGATTGGTCGTATTCATGAACTTGCGGATGGAGACATTGAGGCACAGTTTAATGCTGTGTCGATTGCTGAAGAGTTTGATGAGTGGATCAACATTCCTCCCGACCAAGAAGAGTTGACTTATCTCTCCATTGAACCTGAGGAATGGACAGAAGACCAGGAAATCGATACGATCTAATGGTTGACAAGGTTTCCCACATGCCTTATAATATGTGGGTGGTTGAGAGACCACTGCGGTGATTCCCTTCCTGGTTCAGGGTCAGCGGCGATAGGAACCAGGGTTTGGGCAAGTAGCATAATGGAACAAACATAATACATAAATAAATGTACTCGTAGGTTCCATTATGAATTCTTGTCTGCACTGCGGTAAACCCGCAAAAGTAAAATTTTGTGGTAGAAGTTGCGCCGCTTCATACAACAACCGCGCAAAACCAAAGCGCAAACCAGAACACACTTGCGTAGATTGTGGAAAACCGATTAACGCAAAGAGATCTAGGTGTAGGGAGCACTACGACATTTGGAGACAACAGCAAGCACCTGTTGATATAACTCTAAATGAAGCGACCTACGAAAAGGGGCACAGGTCTTCTGCCTTCGCCCTTGTCCGCACCCGAGCGAGAGCAAAGGCAAAGAAATTGGGTCTTGACTCTTGTGAACGTTGCGGTTATAATAAACACATTGAAATCGCACACCGAAAAGCGGTTTCAACCTTTGAAGGTCACACTTTAATAAGTGTAATCAATGCAAAGGAAAACCTTATGGCTCTATGTCCTAACTGTCATTGGGAATACGACCATAACTTATAAGCCCCAGTAGCTCAGCTGGACAGAGCACGGAACTTCTAATTCTGCGGTCGGGAGTTCGAATCTCTCCTGGGGCGTTGGTAGTCGTTATGCAGATAGCATAAAAAGACGCCATACCGCCACTAAAGCATTGTGGTGATGCAGGTGTTTTGTAAACATCAGAGCTCAGTTCAATTCTGGGTAGTGGCTCCAGGGGGATTAACTCAATTGGTAGAGTGCCACCTTTGCAAGGTGGAAGTTAGGAGTTCGAGTCTCCTATTCTCCATGGGTCACTATGACCCTTATGCGAAATTGGTGTAGTGGTAACATCCCATCCTTCCAAGTTGGTGTCACGGGTTCGAATCCCGTATTTCGCTTGTCCTCTTAATTGTATGGACCCCGTAAAAATCTTATTACTTATAGGTGAACTTGAAGGTTGCTATACGCACACTAGACAGTTGGGGTTCGATGAGGACAATAAAATCCTTGAGGAGATGAAGGGCAGGTATTATAAACTGTACTTCAAACTCTGCAAGGAACAAGGGAGAAATCCCTTTGGATAATCCCCTGTGGCGCAGCGGTAGCGCGAGAAACTGTTAATTTCCAGGTCACAAGTTCGAATCTTGTCGGGGGAGTCGGGTGATTGGCGCAGCGGTAGCGCAGTAGATTTACATTCTATTGGCCGGGGGTTCGAATCCCTCATCACCCATCATAAATAAGTAAAAAATGAATACATCATGGAACCCATTAGAATAAGATGTAGATCTTGTAGTAAAGAGTTGGTAGGAAGAGTTGGTAAAACTGTATCTTGTGGTTGCCCAAACGTAACAACCATAAGAGACGGAGAGAACATTTCTGCAGTTGACTTATCGCAGATAGTCATGTTAAACTCTTACAAGTCAAAGCAATCAAATAATGTTTTGAAACCTGAAGACATTGCCTGGCAAGAGGCAAGAAGACAACGCAAGGTTCGTAAGTTGGACTTTGAAGTTCGATAATGTTATCTCTTTGGATTCACTTAGTGGCATTCTGGCAGGTTGTTGTAATGAACTGCATTCAACCTGCTAACTGGAAATACTGTTATCGTGTGGATCAATGGTTAGTTCCCGAAGTTGTTCGAGGTTATAAACTTTGGTCGGGTCAAGAACAAATCTATCAAAAAGAAAAAGAATACTTGGAGAGTCAATCCGATAGGTGACGGAACCGCTCTTGAAAAGCGTCGAGGTGTTAAAGCCCTTGAGAGTTCGATTCTCTCACTCTCCGTTTTTAAAACTTTATAATTTCTTAAACAGTGTTACAGGATGAACACATTTGTTGCTTTTTTGACCCCACTTACTAGAATAAAATCATAACTAGTAAATAAGCATCAATCAAATGGACGAACACACCTATAATAATTGGGTAAGGGTGAAGAAAACATTTGAAGAATCTGGTAACACAGACAACTTATTCTATCAAAGGGCATGTGCTATAGTTCGCGGAGAGAAAGACCCATTAGAAAGAATGCTTGATAATAAGGAATGAAAGAAGACGAAAAGAGAGAGTTTTACAAATCTCTTAGAGAAAGAATCTATCAATTAAGGATGGGGCACTTATTTGAAGAACCTTGTCCGCTCTATGAACCAGAATGGGACGATGAGCAACATGAAAAAGACTGGTGATGGAACACGTTCAACTCTTCGTTAGAGCAACTATGCAGACTCCTTGGTGTCTTGGAGTGATGGGGTTTGCTCTGGTCTTTGTTCCTATCCTTGGTATGTGGGCAGTGCATCATTATGGATGGGAGCACTGGGAACCGTTTGACAAGGGGCACGAGAAGTAGTATAATTACTTCATAAGGAACTTGAGACGTTCCAACCAAAGGTGCCCAGCGGTTCGGATATACCGAAACCCTGTAGTTGGGAATCAGCCCCCTTTGGATATTCGCGGAGGACCTGCGTCTTACTCCGATGTGAAACTGTCAGAATGTTGGGTTGTATGCCCCATAGCAAGCATTCGGATAAGTCCATCGTTAAGGGTTTGTAACTCAATGGTAGAGTACCGGGCTTTTAACCTGTTAGTTGTGGGTTCGAGTCCCACCAAACCCACTAGACAATCCAATGCCTCTATGGTATGATTGTCTCATCAAGCGGTCCCTTCGTCTAGTGGCCTAGGACACCTCCCTTTCACGGAGGCGACACGGGTTCGACTCCCGTAGGGACTATTGACAATCCACTGCTTCTAGAGGTATGATTGTCACAGCTGGTACTCGGTTCAATCCAGTTCAAAAATACAGGAACCCTGGAAATAGTATAACTGATCACTATACTATTCCTAAATGTTCCAATATCCAAATGGTAAGGCGGGGGTCTGCAAAATCCTTAATCGTCAGTTCGATTCTGACTTGGAACTCTTGACAATCCAATGCCTCTATGGTATGATTGCCTCTATTACGGGGATTAGTAAAATGGTATCACGCTGCTTCTGGGAAGCAGAAACGCAAGTTCGATTCTTGCATCCCCGATTGGGAGTTTTTTCCCACAAATAAATACATCAACTACAACGATGGAAATATACACAGTGGCAGAGTGGGAAGAAAAGTTTGACGAACTGTTTGGGAGAGTGGAGAACGGTGAAACAATAGGAATTGTGAATGAGGATGGAAAGGCAGCAGTGATGGTGCCTGCTAATGATGATTTGATAAAGATTTATACAGAACTCAACAACGAAGCATCTTAAGTTGTTATAGACGAGCAGGTCTAGCAATTTGGTAAATGCAGCGTTCTCATAAAGCGCCTAAAAAGAGTTCGATTCTCTTGACCTGCATTGGACAGAACCACTTCTGTCCTCTTGACTTTATAAGTCATACACCTTATAATAACAAGGTAATCAATCAGACAAATGACTCTTACTTCTAAGTTCAAAAAAGACCTCGATACTCTTCGTGGTGCTGCAAATGGGGACTTCTACCTTGATGTAAAGAATCCGAAACTTTTCAAAAAGGTTCGACGCTATTATGAAAATAGTGGTGTTGTGTTCTCTGGTGATCCTGGTGACGATTATGAAATCATGATGGACTACCTTTATGCAGATCTTGAACAACCTGTAGAGGTTTCTTGATTATCAGTCACGGAGAGACTTAAAAAGCACTGGTCGGTGAAGGGTCCCCTTCATTTCCGAGTCTTGGGAAGACTCTAAACTCACCCTGGTGGAGTCAATTATGACCCCATGGTTTCTTGCTTATCCTAAGAGCAAGTGGTGCGGATGGAGGTAACACTCCCGCCCTGTTTCTTGCTTCAGGACAAAGAGCAAGTGGCGTGCATGTAAAGACCTTTTGAAGCAGAGTTGCATAAACTCTGCTTTTTTTGTATAATACATAGTAGGAGTTTTGTGAATTAAATGTCTGATTATAAGAAAACAGCACTTGTACTTGGTGCTGGTGGATTTATCGGAAGTCATATGGTAAAGAGACTTCGATCAGAAGGTTACTGGGTACGTGGTGTAGATCTCAAACGTCCTGAGTTTTCAGATACTGAAGCAAATGAATTCATTCAGGGTGATCTGCGTGATGTAGACTTTGTTCGTCGTGTTATCCGATTCAAAGGGTACTCAGGAAACTTTTATAACTCTGTGCCTGAAAGGTTACATCGTTCCTTTGATGAGATTTATCAGTTTGCTGCAGACATGGGTGGTGCAGGTTTTGTTTTCACTGGTGAGAATGATGCGGACATCATGCATAATTCTGTTTCCATTAATCTAAATGTTCTTGAAGAACAACGTAAGTGGAACGAAATTGCAGAAGTGTATGAGACTAAGATCTTCTACTCTGGTTCTGCCTGCATGTATCCAGAACGTAATCAACTCGATCCTGATAACCCTGATTGTCGTGAAGAATCCGCATACCCAGCAGACCCCGACTCCGAATACGGATGGGAGAAACTATTCTCTGAGCGACTTTATTTTGCATACAATCGGAATCATGGTATTCCTGTTAGAGTTGCTCGATATCACAACATTTTTGGTCCCGAAGGCACCTGGGACGGTGGAAGAGAGAAGGCACCAGCTGCAATCTGCCGTAAAGTTGCTTACCTCCCAAAGGAAGGTGGATCTATCGAAGTGTGGGGAGATGGTTTACAAACTCGCTCCTTCCTGTTCATTGATGAATGCATTGAAGCAACTCGACGGTTGATGGACTCTGAATTTATTGGTCCTGTGAATATTGGTTCTGAGGAGATGGTTACTATCAATCAACTGGTAGATACTGCTGCTCGCGTTGCTGGTAAAGAAGTTCAGAAGATTCATATTGATGGACCTCTTGGAGTTCGTGGACGTAACTCTAATAATGACTTGATTCGTGAGAAACTTGATTGGGATTATTCTCAAACTCTTGAGGAAGGTATCCGTAAAACTTACAATTGGATCTGTGAACAAATTCACAAATGACAGTAGCATTTAATTATCTTGGTAAACTGGGACAACTGGGAAATCAGATGTTTCAGTTTGCTGCAACTCTAGGTGTAGCACGTTATACAGGTGTTACTTATTCTATTCCAAACCATGATGAAGTTCTGGTTGATGGACTTGGTAATAGGTTGAGGATTGAATTATTTGATTGTTTTGACATCAAACCAGAAAACACTGGTATTCTTAAAACAGAATATGTTGTTCAGGAGAAAGGATTCGAATTTGATTCTTCTGTTCTTAGCAGCAGTAGACAAGTTGATTATACTCTTCATGGATTCTTTCAGACAGAGAAATATTTCAAGCACTGTGCAAGAGAACTGAGAGAACAGTTTACATTTAAGAAACAGATTGTTGATGAGTGTAAGGAGATAGTTGAGAGTTGTTTTAATGATCCAATTGCTCTTCATATTCGCAGAGGAGATTTCTTAATCAACTCTGGTAATCACTATAATCAGAGTCTTGATTATTATGAAGAGGCACTGAAGAAGTTTGATAGTAACAGGCAAGTAGTCATCTTCAGTGATGATCCTGATTGGTGTATGGAACAAGCATTGTTTTCTGATGACAGATTCATTGTTTCCCAAGCAGCAGGTCCATATCATGACCTATACATGATGTCTCAATGTAGTGACTTTATTATTGCTAATTCTACTTTCTCCTGGTGGGGTGCTTGGTTGGCAAACCGTGGGAGAGTCATTGCACCTAAAAAGTGGTTTGGTTCAAATAATGCACATTTAAATACTAAAGATTTGTACTGTGAACATTGGGAGGTTATCTGATGGGAATCTATAAGAATAAAGACTTTGCATTTTATATTTCACCAAAAACTGGGGGAACGACAATTCGATCCTGGTTAGTTTATTCAGAAACAGAAACTTTGGAAGTTGTTGATTCTGGAAATGGATATCTAGAACAGAATGGTATTGGGTATCAACTTATTGAGAACATGGGATACTACTTTAAAAAGTTTAAAGAAGTAAACTCTCCAATTAAGGCTTGTGTGAAGAGAGATCCTGTTAGTAGATTTTTGAGTTGCTATACTGATAAGGTTCTACGAGAAGGTGTAATCAATGCATCTATCGATGATTTGCTCAATGACTGGACTCGTCTTAAGAGTGGTAGACAAGACCCTCTAAATCCAGGAACATATTATCTTGAGAATCATTTTCTTCCTCAATCATATTATCTTGGAGAAAACAAAGACTACTATGATTTTGTCTTTGATGTAAAAGAAACTAGCACTAAGATCAAATCTTTCCTGGAAGAGAAACTTGATATAGAACTTCCAGAACTTCACACTAGAAAGCAATCTAAAAAACCAGAAGTGACTGAAGAACAAGTAGAAAAGATTAAAGAAATCTACGCTGTTGATTATGAAAATGGATGGTGTTAATATGAAAAATCTGGTAGTACAAGTTTTCTTTGATAAGTCTCTTATCACTGGACATGAAACTTTTGTAGATGATGGGACACGCGGTTCCATGTTGTCTGCGAAAAATCTAGAGAAAGATTTTTACCAACACTCTCAAATTCTTGCTAAGGAATATGCAGAAAAGTGTGGAGCAGACTATATTCTTTTTGATGAACCGTATATTAACTTCTTTAATCCTACGCAAGAAAGGTTTCGTTTGATTGAAGAAGATAAGTGGGCAGAAGAATATGACAATATTCTTTACTTAGATTGTGATGCCTTTGTTTATAAAGACTGCCCTAATCTGTTTGATCTCTATCCACAAGAAAATCTTCGTGTGGTTAGAGATATGAATCCCGCTATCCCACATGAAGAGAAAAAGACACTATCTGAGTGTGGTATAGGTAAGATAAGAAGGTCATACTTTAATGCAGGAGTTCTTCTCTTTCATAAGTCATCACTAACTGCTCTGAAACCTCTTATCAAGTATAGAGAGAGGTTTGATGAGTTTCCTTATGGTGATCAATCAGAACTGAACTATTGTGTGCTAAAATATGATGTGCCTCATACCGTGATGGATTTGGCATACAATTCTTTTGGTCCAAACGCAAAGATTGCCCATCTTTATGGACCACAAAAAATAACAAACAAGTATCATTTAGATAAAGCAAAGGAACAAGCGGAGGGAAAAATGGAAGGGTATTTGCCAGATCACTTGGGTGGTCAAGTTA